TGCAAAACTCAACTTCTACTAAACAGTTCTTTTGATTCACTGTATTCACAAGTTGTGGTATATTTACTTTACGAAAGGGTTTACCAAACAAACCAAACGTAACAGCATCAAGAAGAGCAAACGATTTACCGTGACCATTTCTTCCTGACACCAATACAGTATTGTGGTTGTCCAGTTGTATTTCTGTAAACACATTTCCAAAAGATCCAAAATTTTTAAAGCGAACATTCTTAAATGTTAACATACTATTCCCAGTTACTCAGACCTTCCATATACAGGTCTCGAATAATTTGTTTAATTTCAGACTTGTCTTTAATCTCATCGTCACAATCAATTTCATCATTGATTATTGTAAGCGTATCTTTTGCCATGTCAATATCTGTTTCTTCTATTGTAAATTCCGACATATCTTCAACAACAGTGATATCAACAGCTTTATGTTTATACAATGTATCTAAAAATGCGTCAAACAATTTTCTTTTTGTCTTGTTCTTGATCATAACCTTAACATAGGAATCTTTATATTTTTTGAAATCAAGATTAACCAATGATTCGGTATCTGTATCATCGTATTCTATGAGGTAGAATTTTTTCCGTTTGTTTTCTACAAATTCAAGTTCCCGTGTCTCGGTATCAAGAACATGAAACCCCTTCTTATCGTGAAGATCACTGAAGGTAATTTGATATTGAGTTCCCAAATAATACACATTCTTCTTGGTGCTCTTGTTATGGAAATGTCCCGAAAGAACCATCTCAAACCTCTGGAGCAACTCGTCTGACATACCATGCTTAAATTGAACGCCACGCATAACTTCATAACCATTCAACTCAAAATGTCCCCCGACTATAGGACAATTACATGTTTTTAAAAAATGAAAACATTCTTCTCTGTTTGTATCATTTATCCAAGGAACCAAACCGATACACAGACCATCAAATTGAAGATTGACCGGATGTTCATACAAACGGAAATAACCATTCTTGTCCGCAAACAATTCCTTTAAAGAATTAACCTCATTTGTATTCTTATAGAATGTATCATGATTGCCAAGAATACAGTGCATATTCAATTTATTGGATTCTAAATGCTCAAAAAACCTTTTTCTGACTTCATGCAGAGTTTTGAAATTGACATACTTACGACGATCCATAAGATCACCAAGATGAATTATTTGCTTTATATTATTATCTCTACAATAAGGGAAAAATTGTTCTTCAAAAAAATCTAGAAAATGATCTAAAAATATTGAAGAGTCATTTCTTGCCCCGAAGTGAGTATCATTTAGAATTGCTATCTTCATTGAAACGGACCCGTAGAACCTCGCTTCTTTTTATTTTTACTTGTCAATCTAGTAACATCATCTTCTGATAAACGAAAATGTTCTCGCAGAGCTTCTTTGTCATCATTTTTCTCAAAATAGTTTTCTTTTAACCAAGTGGAAACTGTACCATCGTCATTCATTTCCATTAACTTAAATTTAATATAACTTTGTTTCTTTTCTTTTTCTATACGACGCAAGAATGCATAATATATTATCTGGGTAAAATAAGAAAATGGGTTCACTGACTTTTCTGGATTGAAGTTATGTGCGTACATAATGCAGTTTTCAATTGCATCACTTATCATTTCTTCTTTATACGGATACATAGCAAAATTTGGCTTCTGTGCAAGTCTCTCTGCTATCTTCATGAAGCACTCACCAATATAATTCGACACAGGAGGACGAGGTTCACCTTGATCCTCCGCCTTTGCAATCTCATCTTTCCAATCACACATTGCAGAAAAAAATTCTTTATTATCAATATAATGATTACTCTTCGCCATAAACCCTTCTTTCAAAATGATTATACAAAATCATAAACAAAAATCAACTTTTTTCTTGACAAAACACCATACCCCCTTATAATTCCCCGTGTAGGGGATGAAAAGGATAATCTAAGTATACTTAAAGTACTTAATTATACTCATCATCATTTGGATCAGGGTTCCAGTCTGTCCATCGATTACCATAGTCTGGATCTTTCATGTCATCACCCGTGTAAAGATGATCATTGATACCTTCTTCTAGATCATCTAGAAGATCATCATCGTCTTCTTCATCATCATCAAACATACTTTCTTCAAATAACTCTTTCGCTAGATCAGGTGGTAGTGCCATATTCATGAAGACAAAATCACCATTTTCTTTATTTTTTTGTAAATCATCCAATAGAGATTGTAAATAATCATTTTTATATGGACCCATGTTTTTGGGTGGACCCTTCATCTTATCCATCTCTGATTCCATATCGTACATATACATCACTTCCTTAGATGGAGTATGCCAAGACATGATAAAATTTTCTGGGATATTTGCTGTTTCTGTAGTCGTACCACAAAGCCATTTTCTGAGAAAAATAATTTCTTTTGTTCTTCCGAACATATCACTTTGTGTGGAAGACTTAATGATCATTGGTTTGTCGAGGATTATTTTATTGGTTTTTCTACCATTTATTTTAGCAATAATTTCTTCGCCGCTCTGGAGCTTTAATATTCTATATGATGATTTTCTATTTTCTTTATTGTACTTATGATTCATAGACATCTCCTTATAGGGTTATCGGCACGATTTTGTAATCAAATTTCTCATTAGTATATATTTTAGTTCTTACATCCATATGTCTGAGTGAATAATTCTTATGTGATTTGTATGACAAGTCATCCCCGATGTCATATAGCTTAACTCTATCCTTGCTCTCTGAACGTCTCAGTCCGCGTCCTATAGATTGTAATACTCGAACCACAGATTTAGATGGTGAAGTAAAAACAATGTTGTTAATATTCCGAATATTAATCCCAGTAGAGCAGGTGCCGTAGGAAGCAACAAGAACAGCATCCGTTTCTTCATCGACAATTTTTCTGATCTTTTCTCTTTGTTCGACATCTGTTCCTCCATGAATAAAAAACACCTTCTTATCATCACAAATTTTTTGCATAAGCTCGTAAAGAGGTTTGCCATGCAAATCAACAAAATTGAAAAGCAGCAGTGTATTACCCCTTATGCTATTAGTTAGATTTGCTATAAATTTGTTCCTTTTTTCATTCTGTACCAACCACTTAATTTCATCAATATAAGCAGCACGCTTTACTTGATTTATCTCGTCCTGCTCATATTTTAACATAATGCAATCTATTTGTAAATTTGATAATAGATCTCTTTTCATTAGATCTTTTGTGGTTGTTACTTTGTAAACAGGACCAAAAAGTCCTTCTATAACCAGTTTATGTACATTTACATTATCGAGAGTTCCTGTTGTTGCAATACGTATATCTGCTTTCATTAATTTTGTCATTATCCCTGTAAGAGATTTTGATTTATATTGATGTGCTTCGTCACCAATTACAACTTTGTAGGAATTGAAATATTCCACAGGCATTTTGTATATTGATTGCCACGTTGATATCACAACCTTCTTTTCTGATATTTTATCTTGACCAGAAAATATGACATGACAATTTTCATCTACATTCCAATTGTTTCCCGAATAGTCTCGAAAATCGTTATACATCTGTGAAACAAGACTGGTAGTAGGTACAATGATCAATATCTTTTCATTATCGTCCAATTTGTCCAGATAGTAACGAACCAAAGAGTATATTATTAACGACTTCCCACTTCCCGTTGGGGACAGCAGAAGGCATCGTTCCTTTTTGATTGAGTGATTTATAGCATCTATCTGGTAATCGTGTGGTTCTATCTTCTTACCTCTAGATTCTATGTTCAGAGAATTAACAAACAATTTTGTATCTTCTAATGTGACATCATTGTTATCGTCTGAATCATATTCTATTGTGTATTTTTTGTCTTTTGCAAATTTAACCAGATATTGCAACAGACCTGCATAAATTTTTTTGGTGTATAAATTGAATAATCTTATACGACCATCCCACTTACGATTTCTATATGCTGGTGTGTACTTGTGATTTGGGACTTGGAATGTGAAAAAGGTACTAAGTTCTTTTGATACAGAGTCATCACAATGAACTTTAATATTGACAGGATCAATTTTTTCAATAACCATATCACTCATACAACATATTTATGCGTTTTGAGTGAACTTGATCCAATCAAGAGCGGCACGGATATTCCATTGCCTGTTAGAAACAATTTTTATTACATTCTCTAGATAGTTGACTATTTGTTCTTGGTACTTTATTTTTGATTGTAGTTTTACAATATCTGAATCAGAATCAATGAACCTATCAATTTCAGTTTTTAGTATAGCAAGATCAAATGGTTCCCAATTTCGACGCTCAAGTTCTTCTTCAGACATTTTTCCAGTGTAGTATAACCACTTGTCTCTTTTTAGAATTTTAAAATCAGAGCTTAACTTTTGCAGTTTCAGTTTTTCATTCCCATGAAAAACGAGATATTTGTTATGTAAAACTGGGGTATTCAGAGATTCTTTGTCGAGTTCGGTTTCGTTAATTTCTAGATCACTTTTTACCATATCATATAATTCACTCAAATTCATCCTGAGTCATCTCCTACATCACCTATCGAGTATGAAGTAAAACCAAATGTGGCAGTTGCAACAACAGGTTCGGTATCAACTGTCACAGTAGAAAACTGAATACCACTAATTCCAATGGGAAACATTTTCTTAAACCTTACTGTTTTTATTGCATTATACGATCCATTCAGAATATTTAAAGTGCCATCTGAAAATTTATCTTCATAATTTGCAGTATTGGTAGTATGGTCTTCTGGTGTACTCATTTGTTGCATCCAATTGTATACCTGTAGCCAGTTCTGCATCTTCTCATCTACAATGAAGGAGATTGAAATATTCTCATACGTGTAACGACCGATAGGAATAGTAAATGGAACACCAAATTCAGGAGCAGTTAGATCTTGTGGAATAATGCTTAGTGAAGGAAGATTCACCGCTTGACAGGAATACGTTACCAGAGGAATCCTGTCAATAACCAACTCAAAGAAATTTGTTGCCAAATAGTTGTTGGTTTCTGGTTGTATGATATTTGGAATTGGTAGCGTTTCGTCATTATCGCCAGGTAAGCCAGGAATTTCTGTCATGAGTTTCTCCTAGTCTATGTATAAAAAAACACCGAGGGCCCGAAGGCCCTCGATGCTTATTTTTAATCTAACTAACCAGAAGCTATTATGAGCTAAGGAGGTTAGCGTTGTTACCGTGAAGGTTCTTGACTGCGAAGAGTCTGTAGTACATGTTAGTACCCTTCTCGGTGACAGAACCGTCACCTGCGCTAGTTGCGAATGGGTTGGCAACCATACCGTAACGAGTCTTGAACCCGATCTTGGGCTGGAAGGTTGCTTGATCAACCGCACGTACCATCTGGAGGGGAACATATGGGCAGTAGAAAATACCTGCGTCATATGGACTTGTACCCTTGTAACCAACGGTAACGAAGTCAAGTGGGGATTGTTCGATAGCGAGTCCTTTACCACCACCAGCAGCAGAGTATGGATCAATGTAGACTCTCATCTTACCATTGAGGATACCTGCGAAGGTGTTACCAGTGTCATCAACAGCGAGCTGCTCGTTGATTGCTGGTGAGATGTTAAGGAAGCCACCCATTGCGAGAGCACTTGCAACATCTGCGGAGCAGACGATGAAGTTACCCTTACCACGGCGGGTTTCCTTAGCGATGGTGTTGGCTTCACGTTCGATCTGGAACATGAGTCCACGGAAGCGTTCTGCACTCCAACGACCATCGGAGTCAGCGTTGAGGTCATAAAGACCACCTGCTGCACCACCGGCGGAACCTGCACTAGCACTAGCACCAGCGAGATCGTGCTGCTGACAACCGAGCTTGGCAACATAGTAGATGTTGCGGATCAGTTCACGGTTGATTTCTGCAAGGATTTCGGTGCTAAGAATGTTAGCAAGTTCAGTCTCTGCATCAAGTCCGTGGACAGCCTTGAGGTCTTGTGCAAGCTCAGTGCTGTATTCAGCCTTGAGAGCACGAGATCTTGCTTCAACAGCAACGCGGTCGATGTTGAATGCCATCTGCTGGAAAATGTTAGCTCCTGCTTCGGCTCCATCATTAAGACCTTCAGCAGTACTGGTTAACATGCCTCTGAAGTCATCACCGAAGAGCGAAGAATCACGGCCGTCGGTAGCAGTAGTACCAGCATTATTGAAAAGACCAGTTGGGTTAACACCCTGCGTCCAGCCACCCGCTGCTCCAGCAGCAGTAAGACCTGCACCAGAGA